TATCATTGTTATTAGATATATAAGTTAATCCTTCAGATCTATATTTTGATTGTATTTGTTGTTCAACTGGATCTAATCTCGTAGGTATAAAAGTACGAGATATACTATTAGTATCCGTTGTTACTGGTATATTTTCATTATTTATAGATATTCGATTTGCCATTATCTAACTACTTTAAAATAAATGTCGTTATCGATGTACTGTTCCGTAATTCCATCTACAATTTTAAATTCTAAACGATAATAACGTTCTGGCATAAAACTATTCATGTCGATGTAAATATAATTGCTAGTACTATCACAACTAACTTTGTTATAAATATTATCGTACGGAATTATGGCTTCATCTGTATGTGCATCGAATACAGCATAATAAGAAGTAGTTGGTAAATATTTTACTGTTTCAATTGGAAATAAATTTGTCGGCGATTTTCTAGGATATTTATCTCGAGCATAAATTCTAATTTTAGCAACCTCAGTATCTTTATATTCAGGTTTTACTTGTGTATATATTGTATATGATTCAGTATCAGCGGCTGTTAACGATCCTGTTGTAAATGCACTGTTATCCCAGTACATTATAATTTTAGGAACATATATAGTATGAGTATCTCTACTAAAATATCTTACATACCCAGCTTTAGAAGTATTTGCTTCATCAGAATCTGCAAATTGTAATAAAAATCCATAATTTGGAATTGAAGCACCGCCACTACCACTTAACCAAATTTTAATTGCATCTGTAACATTCATATTAATATCAGTAACCCGATACGAAAATGATTCAGATGATATTAATCCAGCAGTACTTCCTGCAGATGCTGACTGATATAACCACGATCCTCCAGCACCACTTCCAGAAATATATAATGTACTACTTCCTACTTGTATTTGCTGACTTGATGATATCCAAGCAGATCCAGATTGCGAACCACTCCAGGCAACTCCATCTGTTGTTAAACTAGATAGATACCCAGTACCATTTATCCAATTTTCACCTACTAATTTTGCATATATCGCATAGTCGGATGGTAAATTTTTTGCATGAGATGTATATAACTGCATTATGAATTTACAGTCATTAACCGTTTTACTATACTTTGAAAGAGATGCAGAAATCTCTGTCATATCAAATTGTATAACAGCCCTAGACTTTAATAACGTAGCTCCGTCTGTTCCTAAACGTTTTCCTATTTCTAATACTTCATCTAATCCGGTATTATAATCAGGATATGCTTCGTATAATGTTGCATCTTTTTCGGCATAAAATATTCTAAACATTGATTACCTTTAATAATTTACTACTCGGCCTTTTATATCGCGAGTCGGAAATTTAATTTCAAATATGCTTGGATCTAAAGATGGATAAATTACTCCATTTTTTGTTGCCGTAGTTAAATCATATATGTTACCAGAATATCCAAAATCTGTATCATATAAATTTTTTAAAGTTATTCCGATAACAGATTGTACGCCTTTTACATTAGATATTGTAGTAGTAATATCAGATTTTATTATAGGTTGATTAATTTGCCATCTGTCGACATCGAAAAATGATTTTAATACATTAATACAATTTAATAAAACTTCATTACTATTATAATTAGGTAACACTGAAATTTCAAAATCAACTCCTATATTAATAATAAAAGCATCTTTAATATTAACAGCATCTGTTAAAATTCTATAATATCCTAAATATGTTTTTAAGTTTTCTTTTATAGCCTGATTTAATGCTACTAGTTGTTTAGAATCATTAAATCCTAACACATACATGTTCATTGCTAATGGATTAGGTATTCTAGATTCTTCGTAATCTTGTTGTGATATTTGATCATCTGGAACAATATATGCTTTTGATACACTTCCATACTTTGCTGGCAATGAATATGCACGTATAATATAATCTTCTCTTGTTACTAAACGGTTTTGAGTAGCAAAATTAGCTAAAGCATTGTTTTTTATATCTTGTATTGTATCTGCTGTTTTAGCTCCGGCGGCTGGACTAGGATTATTTACTGCAACTGTAGATTTAACAAAATTAACTAATCCGGCATTTGTAGTAGCATTGACATCATCATTATATTCTAAAAAACTAATATCTGTTAACGTATTTGCTGGCACGTTGTCTATAATACCATTTCCTATAGTATATGTAACTGTTAATGTCGTATTAGATGGAGATTGTCCATATGTTCTAGTATATAAAAAGTTCGATGGATCTATATCAATATCAACAGATCTTCTAAATGAACTTAATCCATTTCCTACATTTGTAGGATTAGGTATTATTTCTTCATCGTTATTATCCGATATCCCGGCGCCAAATTGTATTTCCAAACGATTATCACTACGTAATCTAGTAATAAATCGTTTAGCTGTTTTTCTAAGTTTTAATAAACTAGGAACTGATGACCGATATACAGATAAATCCGGGTCATTTTCTGCTAAATTAGGTACGTCTTCAAATATTGTATCTTGTGCTAAATATGGAACTTGATACCAGTTATCCCCATCTGACTCTACAACGGATAATACTTCAATAATATTACTTTCTGGAAGTATAATTTTATCATATGCAATTGGAGTTGTAAAATCAAATGAACCAACTTTTACATCGCCAGATACAGCACGTACTTGTTTTTTTAATAAATAATATGTAGGTAATTTTGTTACTTCATCACTTTCATACACAGTAACTTCAGTTGTATCATATGATGATGAAAATTCAAAATCTACACTGTCTAATGTACGGAATATCGCAGAACCATTGTTTTGTTTAATACGCATTCCTGGTTTGATTGACAGTGCATAACTATAGTCTGGTTGTACGTTAACTCCAGTCCCTGTTGCTGGGAGCAATTGAAAAATATCTAAAGTAACATATGCAGGAACAACATTATTAGGAACATATCCTAAAGATTTTGCTAAATCATATATATTAGTTCTTTCCGATGCTTGCTCTAAAAATGATTCTCTTAAATTATTATCAGCATAATATGATAATACATCTCCCACATATGAAGCTAATTCTAAGAAAATCATACCAGGCGATGATTCATTAAAATCAGTATATGTTTGTGGAAAATATTGTTTAGTAAAGTCAATCAGATTCTTTCGAAATTGATTAAAATCTTTACCTAAATATGATATATCTTTTTTAGTTTCCATTTGTAGCAGAATCCGATATCGTTATTTGATTATTAGATGCATTTAACGTTATCGTAGTTAAATCATCTTCTTTTAATAAATTGTCAACGAGATTAAATGTAATTGATATAGAAATATTATGATCCAAATTTGGATCTTCTTCAGCGGTTATAGTTTTAATTTCAATTATATTAATGTATGGTAACCACCGACTAACTGGTTCTGTTATAACTTCATTTACATTTTGTTTTATAACATCGGTATTAGGCTCAAATAACAATCTAACTAAATCTGTACCAAATTTAGGATGTTGTACACGTTCGCCTTTAACAGTTAACAATAAATTTTTTAAATTGCTAATTGCTTGTTGTTGTGTTGTGTAGGTAGACGAAAACAACCCATTAGCGCCATTAAAAGGTAATGTGATTCCTAATGCCGTGTTTGGATTACTAGTTTGATTTATATTTGCTACCTGATATGGCATTAATTACCTTTCTTTTTATTTATTGCCTTCATTAACGACGAATAATCTCTAGTTAATGCTTGTTGCACTTCTGGGGCTACTTCATATGTTTTACCAGTTTCCGGATCTTCCATTACTTGTGGTACTTCTGGTGCTAAACCCATTGCAGATTTCATATTCTGCCGCATTGAACTAAATCCTTGTGCATCTTTAGAAGACATTCGAATTTCTTCCATTCCTTCGTGCATCATATCTTTAAAACTATTCATTGCTAATGGCGCTTGTTCAGATAACGGATCTGTTTCATTTAGTATAGATGCCCATCGGTTTTCTTCGAATTTTACCGGTCTTTTTGCTGTAGTCGAAGTATTAATTTTTTGTTTTGGTAATGTCGTTTTAGGTTGTTTCATTTCCGTTATTGTAGATTGTAACCCTTCGCGAAGAATATCAGTTAATTCTTCTTTAATAACATCTCGCACTGCTAATTTAAGTGCTTTTATCAACGTTTTTGAATCCATATTATACTTTTTATATAAATATTGTAAATATTAATTTATGGGCTGTCCCCAATCTGTTGCTGTTAGTTTAGGTCCATAAATTTGACTCGTAGTTAAATCTATATAATAATCTCCAGTTTTTCCTAATTCAGAATCTGGTAGTCCTTGATCCTGATAAACTTGACTAGGAGCTTCTTGCAATGATTCTAACAAATTTTGTTGTCTCGATATTAACGATTCAATTTGGTTGGATCGATCTCGTAAATCTGCATCAGATACATTTAATTCATTGTAGAATTCACTTGAAGCTAAATCATTATAATTATCTAAATTCAAATCAGTCAATGATTCTGGAATTATTAATGAAGTAGTATCTCCGGTACCGCTACATGCATTATCGACTTTTGTTAATGCCGATATAAGCGGTGGAACTAATGTTTGTAAACGACCTGTAAGTTGAGTAGGCAACGTAGAAAATTGTGATAACGAATTGATTGCATTAACTATAGTAGCATCTTGTATTGCAGTTAACTGTTGTGCTATAAATAACGGAGCAGTAACTGGATTTGATAATTGAGCAGCTGCTATTGTTGCTTTTATACTTTGTGCCGTATTAACAACTTGTTTAACTTGATTAATTGTTTGTTGTATTTTTGGAATATTTTCTTGTATGGTTGTTATTTGTTTTTGTACCTCTGCTAATTGTTCTTTTATTTTTTTAATACGAGGATCATCACATTTACAATCGATTGGTAATTTTACTGAATCTTGTATAGTTTGTGATGCTATTTGCGTAAACTGATCTAGCTGTTTATTTAATTGTTCACCAACTAATTCAGCGCCAATACCTGGTAATTTTGGTATAAAATCTAATGGTGGTACTATAGATGCCATAACTTTCCTTAATATGTATTTTTCTTAATAAAATATGTAGAACTTAGTAAATCTTTAAGTAGCGTTTGTGCTTGTTGTGCATATGTACCGCTATTAGCATACCCCCCAGATGGGGCATATGTATCGCCAATCTGTACTCCAGATAACATTTGCGTAATTAATAATTGTATAATATTAAGTAAAACATCGCCATGCACCATGGATTGATCTGCTTCATCAGATCCAATTCTAACATCGCCAGTGGTATTCAAAATAATTGCCGTAGGAGAATCAATTACTGCAACGTCAGTTTTTGCTTTTAATATAATACGGTCTGCAACTCCGATAAACTGTGATTTTGAAAATTTAGATTCATTAGGTAAAAAACAGTTTAATGGATTTCTAGAATTTTTATCTCCTAATAGTAAACTAGGTATATTCTGTGTGCTAGTTAAATATAAAGATGATTGGTCTGTTTCTGGATTTTCTACAATATATGAATTTTTTTTATATGGAGCTCCGTTTGATATAACTATTATCGGATCACCTGAATTCAATCCTTTCCAGGATGTAGGATTTTGATATTGGCCGCCTACAATTGTACTACCTAATCTAATAGTATTTCCAAAACGACCTTCAAAAATACTATCGCCTTCATATGGCTGTAAAAAAGAAACTTCTCGTTCTATAAATGATGATGGCGGCGTATATGTATTTGTATATTTTGCTACTCCCTGTAAAAAGTCACTATTAACATCTGATAATACCGAGAATGTAGAAACATAATACCATTTCGTATACATGGTTTGTGAATCATTTTCTACATCTAATCCACTAACTAATAAAACATGTTCCCCTACTCTAGGTATTTGTTTTATATTAGAATTAAGAGGAATCGCTCGTATTTCTTCTTGATTGTAATAATCAGTATATGTTTTTACAAATATTTGAAAATTATTTTTGTCAGAATATTCGTATGTTTTAACCCTAGGTTCTGCTACTACTTCTCCAATGTGAAATTGAATGTTATTCATTCGTACCCTTTTCCACTTTGCTTTTTGCTATAGCTATTTTTTGTTTTAATAGTTCATCTTCATGTGTAATATTATCAATCTCATCTGTTAATTCATCAGATAAAGTTTTTTCAGCAATTTTTAATAATTGATTTTTTTCTTCTTCTGATAATAAACTATCAGCACCAGATATTGTCTGTTTAGTCGAAATATATCGCTGAACGATTGCTGTTAATTTAACAAGATGATCATCATTCTTTACAGCTACATCTAAGTACTCTTTAATTAAAGGTACAATGATAGTAGCATCTGATGCATTGCGAATTAGTGGTTGTAACTGAGCAATCAATTGATTGATTTGCCTATCTTTTTTTTTAGAATTATGATACACATCGGACATTAGGTCCGCGAATGTGGTACCTTTAAATAATTCATCATTCTTGTCCATAACGTAAATCCTTTAATAATAAATATTAAAAAGGGAGATTTACGAAATTATTACGTTCATATGCTAAAAATTTTTCTTCGTATATTTGTTTCAATACTTTTATAACTCTGGTAATGTTAGTTGTTTCTAAACCCGTACGCTCTCGTATAAAAATATACAATGCTTTTTTATTGAAATCTTCAATATTTTCTCTGGTTTCGAAAATATGTAATACTGAATCAGCTACATGAATATCTACAGGATTATTAAATATAAAATTCAAGTTATCATAACAATATTCTACATAACCATTCATAAAATAATGTAGTGTTTCGCGCATTTCATCGTTATGAATTTCTGTTATGATATTTCGCTGTTCATCTATATCAATTTCTTGCATATCCGATTTAAGTTTTGAATATGCTTTTTGATTTTCTGCAATTAAATAATTAAATGAAGTTCTGGTATAATATGAATATGCTTTACCTGCATTTGGATTGAATTTATTTAAACGTTCAGTTAAAAATGTAACTAAATCGGTTTGTAAATCAGAAAAACTTGAATCAATATAAGTAGGTTTTACTTTATTAATTAAGTTTTCTGCTAACTTCATGAAAGCTGGATAGATAAATCTACGATATATTTTTTCTCGGGTTACAGGTTTATCTGCTTTATTATATGCTGATATTGCAATATCTGTTATCTTAGTAAAATAAATATTACTTTTCTTCTTGCGTCGTGCCATCAAATTGTTCTTTAAGTTCAGTTATAACTTCATTTAATAATTGGAATGTAGTGCCAGCTTCATCTTCTGCTTCAAACGAACCTAATCGGTCTATTTGCTGCATGATATCGTGTGATTGCACAATTTTACCATACATATATTCATTAGTTAATTCTAATTCCTCAATGTATTCTAAGGCATCGGCAATTTTACCGGCTAGATAATAAGCCCGGTATCCAATATATATTGCAGATCCTAATGCTATAACAAATAGTATTATAAATGTAATCAACATAATTAATCCTGGTTAAATGCACTAAAAATATCTGTTAATGTCTTTTCCACATCTGGATTATTTTCTGCTAGGTTTTTAAGTCCGTTACTTTTAGTTACCTTGCTTTTTTCAGCAACCGGCTTTGGTGTCGATGCGTTGCGGTTCCTCCATCGTTCATATTCAATCTGAGCAGCCATATGGTCGGCATGATGCAATAAAATAGGAAGATTTGTTTTTAATTTAGCTTGAGCTGAACGAGCGACAAAATATGGTTTATTAGAATCATCATACATACCATCATGTATCTTAATTGCTTGATATTCATTCCAAGACATTTTAACATCATATTCTTGTAGCAACCAAATAGAAAGATCTGGTACCATTGAGAATGGAATGTTTTCATTGTGTTTGTACATCTTGTTTTGATTCTTTCGATGCCAATCCGATGTTTCTACTTGATACACTTCATTACCATCGCCTGGAAATCCTATTTTACCTAAATCATGATGCATTGCTGCAAATATCATTTCTTCCTCAGTATAACCTGACATATCAGCCCCCATCGACTTCCATGTTACATACAATGCTTTAGTGCAATCAATAACACGAAGTATATGATCAACATAACCTCCGGCAAATGCATTATGAAAATGTGCAATAGATGAAGCCGGCATTAATGCAATACGATCTTCAAAATCATCATACATTTTATTTAATGCATCTTTACGGGTAGGAAATGTAGTATTAACAATAGCCCGATACATTTCCCAGTTTGTTTTTATTTTTTCTGCTTCTAACATAGTTTATTAAAAATATAATGTATTATTTTCTAAGTTCCAATGTTTCACCATTGACTAATTTTTGAGTGCATTTCCAACATGTAACTGCAGTTGCTTTCTCATCTACTCGTTCTGACACAGTATCACAATATTTGCATTGCAATCTTTTAAAACCAACTGGTGGTTTATTACCTTTTTTTGTTCGTACGTTCATTTCTAATTTTATTCCAATAAGACAATATTTCTGGGTTCAATGTTTGTTTAGGTGGTTCCGGTGTTATATCTGGCTCAGGTATAGGTGGTGAATCTGGTTCTATAATTTCAACTTGTGGCTGTTCTTCGATTATAGTTTCTATTATAGGCTCTGGTTGCTGTATTTTAGGTGTATTACTAAATCCTAGTGCTTTATTTGCTGAAATTAATAATACGATTGCCAATGGGTCAAAAACTATTATTAATAAAATAATCAACCAATTTACCACACTATCCATTGTAGAATTAGTTATTTTAGCAATATATTTTAATGGACCAATTTCAGCAGCAATATCTGATGTAGTTCGTAAATCTGTTATTTTTAAATCTATTGCAGTAACTGAATCTGATAAGGATGTTTGTTTTGTGTTTATATCTACAAGTCTGGCATTGGCATTCGTTAATTGAATTTCATATGCTTTACGATTCTCAGCGCTGGTACGTATTACTTGATTGCCCTGACGGTCAGTGTACTGAATAACATTGTTAGACAATGCCCCGGTTAGTTTATTAATATTATCAGTAACCGTTTGTTTTTCCTGATTAATCTGTGTTAATTGTGTTTCGAATCTAGATTTTTTATCTTGCAAATTTTCAATGATAACTTCTTGATTTGCATAACGGTTAGCAGTATCTTGATAAGCCGATACTAGAAATCCATATATCCCTAGGGAAGTTATACACATTAAAATAAACACCGCAATCATTAAATAGATTCTGATAGTCCAAGTTATCTGTTCCCAATAACGATGCAAATACGATGCAGAAATAAGTTTGGATGCTTCTAATGTACCAGCAAGTATAATAATTGCGCCGGCTTGGGATGAAAATAATTTGCTTAGTCCAAACACGCTATAATAGGCAGCACTTCCAGCAAGTGCAAATGCTGCTATTAATACAACATACGGAAAAATACGATTCATTGATTTTTATTCTCGGTCAATATAATAACGAGCAGAATCCAATTTCTTTAAAGCGATTGCTAAGTTGTTTAGTACCGAATGATAATCAGTTTTACCTTCATTGATGGTTCGACCTACATTACGGATAATTTCACGAGCATCCTCAATATCATCGGTAATTTTTGCTTTGTATTTGTAATACGCCATAACAATTTACTTTTATTAATTAATATTATTTTATTTAATAATAAATATACTACTATAAAATTAACTGCTTATTTGTATTGCCCGCCCAACAATCAATTCCAACATTCTGAATTGCTAGTTCTTTGGCCTTAGCTTCTACTTCGACATCTAGATTATCTACACCGTAAGTGTCAGGTAATGCTAAAATATAGTCAGCATGAGCCTGCTCTTTGATCTTGCTAAACTCTTTGTACATCTTAGCAAAAGTAGGCCAATTGGGAAGATCTTCGAATGGGATGCCATGATTGGCACAAATGCCTTCAATAAGTCGTTGCTGCTCGCGTCGGCGAGATTCTGAGTAATGAGTGCACTGAGTAACACCGTGTTTCTCCCAGGTACCGCGAGCTAGAAAGAATGCTTCTCGTTCGGTTAAGTCACCAGTATTGAAAGTGTGATGCCAATAATCAAATGTAATAGGAACAGCAGTTTCGGAATGAACTAACTCATACAAGTCACGCACCGAATACATAGATGCTTTGTCATCATTTTCTAACACGAGACGGGACTTAAGAGAATCGGATAGTCGATGCCAATTCTGAATCCAGCGCTGAGTAGTACCAATCTTATCACCATAGGTAGCACCAACGTGAATATTGATAAGATTGTCAAAGCTAGGAGCATAGCCCATAAGATCGAACATCTCGCTATGCCGTTCAAGACCAACAATCGAATTTTCTACAACTACAGGATCTGGACTACCTAAGATATGAAACGGGCCAGGATGAGTAGTAAGACGATGACCGTGTGCACGAGCAAAGTCACCGGCAGCTCGAAGATGCTTAGCAATCTCAGCAATGTCAGGTAAATCTGCTAGCTCATAATGATTCCACCTAGGAAATATCTCGCTACCGATTCGATACAAACGAATGCCTTGCTGCTCGTTCCACTGCAAGATAGTTAACAAGTCACGGGCATTAGCCAATGAAATGTCTGAAGCAAGTTGCATACCGCCTTGACGGAATTTGCGATCAATCATAGTGCGACCCGTACGGATGCTTTGCTTTGATAGTTGCATATTGATACAACAATAACCGAATCTAATCATAGGATTTTTTTTATAATATAAGAAATTTTATTCGTAATTCAAAATCTGTGTTTTTTTATGAACTTAATATTTATATGAAAGAATTATATCTATTAAAAAGGATTTTTAAATGATACGTTTATCAAAATTGTTAGCAGAAGGATTAGATTCTGTTAGTCAAAGTAAAAAATTATCTAAAAAAGATAAATTGCGTGCCAAACATTTAGCAGAACAAATATTTTTAGCAGAACAACAATCAGGAATATCCGATGTTATAGTTGGCGCCGGATTCGCAAGTGCATCAAAAACTTTTACAAGTACTGCTAAAGCTGTAGAGGCAATTAAAGCAGCTGGCGTTGCTGTTAATGGAACTGTAACTGAAACACAATGCATTAAAAAAGCAGCTGGTAGTGATGGACCATATGTTCCTGCAGCTAAATCGATTAATCAACAGCATTATTTAAAAATCGGTGATAAAATAATTCAAGGAACTCAATCATCACTAATGCGAATTACCCCATTAGATTTGCAATCACAAGAAATTGAGGCAGCTGGAAATGGTATATTTGCTTTAGGTCGAGCGTATGTTACTAGATCGGCAATGAAAGGTCAAGGCATGAAATTTGCTAATGTTGCTTTGATAATTGAATTAAATGCTCCTAAACCAGTTGGAGGGGCTTGGTTTAAAATTGACACCGGATTTCAAAATGCAATTCAATCATGGGCATTTGCAGCATCTGCTACGTTAGTTGCAATTGGTGCTGTAAAACCAAATAATTTTAATAATCAATCCAATGCTATTGGAAACAATCTTAAAGCTAAAGGAACTGGTGGTAGTTTACTAAATAGAAGAGCAATGCCGCAGATTAGTACATCGGGGTTTGATCAATCAAAATACGAATCAGTTAGCCCAGTACCAGATACATCTGCATTTCAAGATGCCGGGAAAAATTTTACTACACAGTCTGAAGCAGCTGCATCAATGAAAAAATTTACTGATACATATTTTAAAACGTGGATAACTTCATTGGGCGAAAGATTTAAAAAATGGTGTGAAGATCAAGCAGTTGCGTATGGAATGTCAGCAAATGCTGCATTTCCTATTAAAACATATATCGATTCTTGGGTTGCTTCACAGAAACAAGATACATATTTAGCTTCTACTAACGAAGCTGTTAAAGAATACTTTTTCACTCCACAAAAGGTTGCTGGCGGTACTAGAACAACGGTTGGTGCAATGTCCGGTGGTGCTGCCGGTGGTGGTAAAGAAGGTGAAATTTCACCAATTAAACCCAAATAATAAAAAAGAATATAAAAAGGAAACAATGAAAAATATTTTAGCAGAAAACATGCTTAGATTTGGAGCAAAAAATTTAACTGAATCGCAGAAACAAGTATTACAGTTATTAACCGAAGAGGTATTATCAGGAGTAACTGATGGATGTGCAGTAGTTGGTGCTACTAAATCTAACACAACAAATGCAGGTGCCGTAGAAGCATTTATTACAGCCGGATATAAAGTTGCTGGTACCATTTCGTCGACTACCTGCATCAAGAAAGCTGCCGGGGGAATCTCTAATTCATATACAGTTGGCCCAAAAACAGTGAATGCAGCACATTATTTAAAAATTGGAGATAAAATAATACAAGGAACTGCTCCATCATCCATGATCATTTTATTTAGTGATTTAAAAGGTCAAGCAATCGAAGCAGCTGGTAACGGAATATATGCATTAGGACGGGCACTCAAAGCTAAATCATCTGCTGCACAATTTGGTTTAACTATGGCAGCTGGTTTATCAATTACATTGAACACAAGTAAAGTTATGCTTAGTATGTTTAATGTTAAAACCGGGTTTCAAGACACTTCGAATCGGTTTGCCGGTGATGTTATTCGACAAATGATTGCATATTCTATATTACAACCTACCGGAACCGGGTCTACTTTAATTCAACCCGGGATGAAGCGAAGAGAATTTAGTACCGCTAGAAATTCAGAAATATTTTCAAGCACTGCTAGGCCTTCTTTATCGGATATGACAGATGCTGACAAAGAAGCTATAAAAACAGTTGGATCATTTGATTCTTCATCCGATCCAGATATTGGACGAAAAATTAATAGTTTCAGTGCTGCAAAACCATATGTTACTGCGTTTTGTAACCGATATTTTAAACAATATGTTAATAGTGTTGCTGCTAAGTTTAAAAAGTATATTGAATTAAAATGTACAGCAGCCGGCGTGCCAGTAGATGCTTTGGCTACATTGAATTCAATTATCGATTCATATGCAACAATACAAAACATTACCACATATACTGATGAAGCAGTGAAAGCAGCAAGTCTTATATATACAAACGTAACCGTAACATCCGGAAGTTCAGTTGGTGCTCGAGCTACTAGCACATCTATTGCTGGTAAAGAAGGCTCAATTACAGGTGCTAGCGGACAAAAATAATAAAAGGAAATAATGAAAAATATTTTAGCAGAAAATTTACTTAGATTTGGAGTAAAGAATTTAACTGAATCGCAGAAACATGCATTGCAATTATTAACTGAAGACGCTTTAGCAAATATAACCGATGGTTGCGCAGTTGTTGGTGCTACTAAATCAAACACAACTAATGCTGCTGCAGTTGCTGCATTTATAAAAGCTGGCTATACTGTAAATGGTACTATTTCATCAACTACCTGCATCAAGAAAGCAGCTGGTGCAACTGCGAAAGTTTATGCAGTCGGACCAAAAACAGTGAATGAGGCTCACTATTTAAAAATTGGAGAAAAAGTAATTAGTGGTACTGCTCCATCATCGATGATTATTACATTTGCCGATTTAGTCGGTCAATCAATCGAAGCATCTGGTAATGGTATATTTGCTTTAGGTAGAGCAGTTACAGCAAATTCTGAAAAGAAACGTTTCGGATTAACACTTACTTCCGGCCTATCAATTACATTGAACACAACCAAAGTTATTGCTAGTTTTTTCAATGTTAAAACTGGATTTCAAGATGCGGCAAATGACTTTGGAAGTGATGTGATTCGTACAATGATTGCATCAGCAGCATTACAACCTACAGCGACAAATGAAGAATCATTAGTGAAACCCGGGATGGAACGTAGATCTAAAGGTATTTCTGAAATTTCTCGTATATTCGGATACTCCGCGAGACCTAGTATAGCAGATATAACAACTGAAGAAGACTCGGTATTTCAGAATATGGATCCAATAGATATATCAACTTTTCAATACAACGGAAAGCGAATTAATAATACAGATGCAGCTAAACCCGCAGTAGAAAGTTTTTGTCGAATATACTTTAGTTTATGGATTAGCAGATTTGTATCTAAGTTTAAAAAATATATTGCAATGCGTTGTGAGGCAGCTGGAGTTCCATTAGATGCATTAACTTCATTAAATGCATTGATTAATTCATATTCAAAAACGCAAAATATTTCTACATATACAAAAGAAGCAACAGATAAATTATTTATACTATATAGTAATACTACGTCCAGATCTGGTGCTGTAAGTGGAGCTGTATCTACTAGTACATCGATTACTGGTAAAGAAGGTGAAATAGCACCGACAAAACAATAAATAATTTATTTAAACGTATAAAAGGGCATTATTACATGCCCTTTTTTCTTGTTCGTTAAAACATTTAAAATTTTATTACATCCGTACGGGGATATGCAATATATAATATTGGATCCTTTCGTGCATCATTTTTACTGATTGTGGATGGAATAACTACACAATAATAAAAACCTGATAATCCGCGAAACTTTTTAACATTAGCCCCAACTACGATATCAGAAGATGGATGTCCAAATTTAGTTAAAATATCAGAAACATTATCTACGGTTCCCATATATGAATCCATATTACTCATTTCAGATACTGATACATGGAACTCAGCCCATTCCAATTGAACTTTACCAGTTTGATTTAGATTTAAACTGTCGTGAATTGTCCAATAACCTAGTTTTTTGAATTTTTTATTTTGTGGAAGTTGTACATCGTGTTTGAATTGACCAAAAGAAACATTAACCGATGCAAGAATAGCAATAAACAATAACTTTTTCATAACTCTTTAACTTTTTAATTAATAACTATTATTATACTATTAATATAAGAAGAATTATGAAAATATCCAACCAACCTCTAATCTTTTTTAACAAATCCGTTTAAAAAATCTCGTTGCTTTTGAATTGCATTGTTTAACTCTGACTTTGTAGTATCTTTTCGTTTCTTTGTACTAGTTGTACCATTTCTTCCAGTGCTAGATGCATTAGCATTTGATTTGCTAGGTCGCTTGGTTCGGTTTGGTGTAGTCGTATCACTATGCTTTGCATCATTTGTTCTGCTACCCGGATCGTTGTCTCGGCTTTCACTCGTTTCCCGTACGGGGTTTCTAACAACTGTTGTAGATCTGGGTACGTTGACATCGGTTTGGATGCGTCTCTCCAACTCTTCCGCGCCAATGGTTCTTGTGTCTTCAAGGTAGATGTAACCTGTGTTATATGGGGTCTTTTGCCCCTGAATTTGAATACCACACGGGTACTTAGTGCCTGAAGCTGCTTGCACACTGTATTGTATGCCCCACGAAGCTTGTTTAATACGTATAACATGTCCATATTGTTTTTGTCCTAACCAAGAAAAGAAAACCGCATCTCCTATTCGGAACTGCGGCTTATTAAATTTGGTTTGTAATTTGTCTGATATCTGTTGTCGTTTTGCCATCAATTAGTGCATAAAGTATTACTTTGTTTTACTATGCGAAATACCCGTAAGTATTTAGTTACTTTGTCTTTGCGAAACATCTTCTCAGTGTTTTTATCACGAATCATTATATATCCAGATTCAAAGAATTTATATACAATATGACGCAATGCAATTAAACTATTAGATTCAATCATGACATTTTCATCATCGATTATTACATCTACTTTTTCAACATCATTGACGTCATATTCATATTCGGTAACTTCTTGTTCGGTATCTTCTGGATATTCATCTATAGATTCTTTAAACATCCCAAATACTTTAGACAAATCAAGTCCGTTTTCCCGAATCTCGGCCGCTTCATATATTTCAAACATGAATGCTATCTTTTCATGTTTTGGCAATTTAATAAAATAGCTATATTCAGCATAATTAACTGCTATGTAATCAAAAGTTGTTTTCATGATTTGACTCTTCTTTAATTTCAAACAATTTATCAAACTTATTGTCACTTAGTTGTTTTCGAAACTTAATTAATTCTCGAGCCTCCACTTCGGTATTTGCTTTTATTCGCCCAATTGGTTCCTGTGTAGCATCTCGTCGGAAAAAATACACATATGTTTTCATACGGCTCTTTATTATAAATATAAGCCTACTTCATATGCTCTTAATGCAGATGTCGATGCTTCTGCTACTGTTTCTGCTACCCGGGCTATTTCTTGACAATTCAACATGAAGTTTCTGCCTTTGATATTAACCTCGAAGGTTTCGGTTTTACTAACACGCTCTGAATATAAATTCATTGATAATACATCCAATGATTTTGCATAAGAAAGCAAGTCTCGATATCGCATATTTAATTCTTGGCCGGCGATTTGCAAATTACCAATTGATGTAGCCATCGGTTCTGTTTTAAAGTTTTCTTTTGAAATTTTAGAATGAAATACAAAATCAATTTCACTCCAGGTAGTTCCATAACGCTTTCTGAATTTATCACTGATCGCCCATGGATGATTAATACTTGTTGTCATAGTTATTTTATTTTTAATATTGTTACTGTGTATACGTCCGGTGAATAATTGTGTCGCAAAGATACATATCGATACTTTTCAATTAACATGTCCAACACCAGGCCTGGGTGCACATAAAAGAAACCTTCATGGTGTTTATTGTTAATTGGCGATAATAGATTGAATGATACTGCAGAATCAGCTAATTCATACATACGATCCACATCTTCAAACAGTTTAACTAGATCAGCATCTTCTGTATTGCACCGACGTTGTGTGAATAACCCACTTGCAACTACCCAATTGGCAGTTGGTAACTTAGTAGTTTCAAAAGCACCAAGTGTAATATCAAAGCCATACTTTTGATTGGCCACATCAGCCATAATCGGATTATGATCAATTCCATAATAACCAGCTGGTTCATTATAAAACTTTGTAATAAAATCGCATAAGTCTGCTCGACCGCAGCCGATATCTAATATACTAGATGGACTATACCCTACCAATAAATTCTGAAACAAATAATGTTGTTCTGCCGTTGTATGATATCCTACCGGTTTAGGACTATATAACATATAATCTGGATCTGCTGGGTCTAAGTTATCCCACCGGTCAAATTCAGCATCAGAATTATTTAAAGCAGATTCAATTTTTGTTTGTAAATCTTTTGTTTGCATACATCAAATGTTAAGCACGACAGATAGGTAATAAATCTTGTTCTAACAAAGTCTTGTATGGCACTGTAGTTTCAATAATTCCAGTATCACAAAGTTTTGCAGTTAATGACTTATTAATATAAGTATTCTTGGAAGTAGCCGTAGGAACCATTGTTAATGCAGATCTACTTTCTAATAATACGTCATATACAACTTGTTTATTAACAATTAATTGATTTAAAATTACTCCTACACAATTCTTTTGATGTGTTGTAACAATTACAGTGTCTCCTGGTCGAAATGCCATTATTCTAAGATTTTAATGATTTTACTTGCAGTTACTGATTTTACTTCAAAATCAAATTGATATCCGGTAAAGTCGGTAATTACCTTTGCCTCAGCTTCAGTTACTGACAGAGCCTCTACTAGATACGTTTCTGTAATTTTTTTGATTTTTACACCTTTAGGCGTATCAACTTCTTGTTGGAGTTGAATTTTTGCTACGTAATAACTCATTGTTTTTTAATTTGGTTTATAACTTTTATATAAATATAAGAAATATATTTTTCGATTCAAAGTTATTGTACTTGTATACCCCATCGTTGTTTACTACGATCCCATATCAAATTCCATTTACCGGTTTTTGTAATTTTTCCAGTTTTGGTATTTGCTAATACGCCTTTTTTAGATGGATATAATCTAGCACTTGTTGCAGTATCAATTTGAAACCATACATATCCAAATCCATCTTTATCAACCCATGCACCTTTATAAAAAGGAATATCTTCGATGTTTGGCCAATCCATATTCCCAAGTTCGAGTCCTTTAGGTTTATATCCTGTAAAATATTTTTTTATATCTTTATTGATTAAAGACTTAGCATATTTAGCACGCGATTTTATTTGTGTATTTGTTAAGGTATCTCGAAGTGATATTTTCGTTGTATCAACTTTTTTATTACCTCGTTTTATTATTAATTTATATGGAGTTAAAATTTTATTAACTAAAGCAGAAATCTGTGCTTCTGAATATGCTGGATAGAATTGTTGAGCAAATGTTATTTCTTTACCGCCATCATCTTTTCTAACCATATTTCTAGTAGTTTCTGTAAAATAACCAATTTTTGATGATTGTATTACTGATTTAAACTTTTTAAACCAGTTAGGATCATCATCAAACACACTATATAAAAGTTCATTATCAAATAAATATTTTAAACGGTATGCTCGGTCACCTAACACTGATAAATTCAATACTACATCATAATCACTGCCTTGAAACTGCAATAAAAACTTTACTGCTGGTTCTGCAATGTCATCTATAGTCGATGTAGAATCTTTAATAATTTGACCAATTGCATCAATATACATAGCCTGACGCTGTCCGCCTTTTAATAAATTATCATCAACTGACTTTGTAAACTCCGATTCATCCCAATTCCATTTACCAAATACGGTAACCGACGGTATATACTGTGCTGAGTCATTCCAAAAATTCAAAGCTCTATCTACATAAAGATCAATACCAGGATACTTGCTAATTAGATATTGTTTTTCTTTACCAGGTTTAATTTCTGTATCTTTAGCTTCTGCTAGTAGTTTAATAAACTCATCAAACTCATTGGTATTTGTTTCGCGGATTAACGTGCCTTTAGGTACAAACCACGCTACTTCAGGTGCAGGGGCAGCAGCTTCACCACCGCCAGCCGGAGCGCCACTAGCACTAGAACCAGCTTCGGCTTTTTCTTTATCCTCTTTACCTAACCCCTTAACATCGTCTAACGATAATTGCAATTCTATAGTATAGTCAGTATTACGACCAAATCCGGTATATGGAACTATTTTAATAATTTTATTTCGTAATAATTTTAAAAGTATACCAGGCGTACAATTTAAGTCATTTCCCGATCTACCTAAAAATTCTCGAATTCCAATATCAGTAGGAGAATAAATAATTCCTAAGTGTGTAGTACCATATGCATCAAACTTTCCAAGAAATTTTTCTTCAGCTGGGGTAAATGGCGAAACTTCGGCATCCGACGGAGCATTATCAGTTTCTTTCTTTTTACCAACATCCGCGGCATCACCCCCCTCAGGCGGTACATCTTGTTCGATTAACTTCATAATCGCATTTTCAATGATATAGTCTAAACGTTTCATTATTCAGATTTTGATTCGGCTAATTGTGTAGAACGATATTTGCTTGCCAATTTTTTTAATTCATTAATTGATTTTCTAGCTCGTACCCCAGCAGCTTTTACTTGTTTGTCTGTAAATCTTTCATGATTTTCTTTGAATGCTAACCAATGTGATTCCATTACTTCATAAATTTCTTGTGATGTCATATTAACCTCTTTTTATTTTAATATAAATATCTAATTACACAAAACGGTCCATAAAATTTAATAAATGTTCGTCGTGTACTTCTAACGTTGTATAATCTGTTAATTCTATGTAAATAATATCATCGTGTTCGAATATTCGTTGGATATGTGCGCAATTTATAAATTGTTGTTTGCATGATCCATCGGATTGGTACACGTTAATTGATATAAATTTACATGAGCTCATTAATCTCCCGTCCATCCGCCGCGCGATGGTCGACCACTTACGGTTTTATATGGATCTGATTGTGTCGGTATAAATGGAGTATTAGCTGATGGGGTAAACGTATCTTCTAATTCTCGAAAATTCATAGGAATTCCTCGTTTTAGTATGCACGCAATAACTTCAGCCATATAATATTGAGATGGATTGCCTTCACGCAAAAATCTAATTACATCTGAAGTTTTATGCGTAGCAGTACCGCGATATAATACACCATCTCCTAATTTAGATCGATTAGTTTCAATCCAACTTGCCAATGCACTTTTAGAAATCTTTTTTGGCAATGCAAAATCGGATAATTTGATACGATTAGTAATGGTATCTGGAATATCTAACCAGTTAGCATCTACGTATTCTTCTGCAAAATCTTTTCCCATTTCTGTATCAGCTGACATTAATGCAACTCTACGTAGTTTATCCGGCATTTTTTTCCATTCTTCGGCTTCGTTGTATTCTAACAACATTTTTGCGCGATTTAATTCTTCTTTAAGAATTTGCAAATGCCTCGGATTTTTAAAATTAAATAATTTCATAAGTCAAATCATTTTTTATGTTATACAATTCGGTTTAATACACTTTCAGTAGCATCGTCATATATTTCTTCAGCATATTTCATTCGTGCTTGTGAAATTTCAGATGGTCGTTCGAAATATTTAGCAAATGCATATGCAGCATCTGCTGGGTTTTTTTGTTTTTTTAATTGTGTTAAAGCATTTCGCTCAGCTGTATTTAATTCATGCCATAAAAATTCCAATTGACCGTCGGCCGATCGATAATCCAATCCTTTTTTCTGACACCAACTTTTTAAATTATCCCATCTATTCTTATGCCATTGTGCTAATCCAAACGAAGTACCATTATCTCCTAAAATAGTAAGCTTAAATCCAGATTCTAATTTAAGATTTCCAGCAATACCAGCCGATTGAGACATTGTTAAACCTTTTTTCTTGAAAAAATCTACAATATATTGTCCCATTTGACTACTAGGCAGCTGACTTACCGAAGTTTTTGGTTCTGGAGTAGTAGTTTTTTTAGAAGTTTCACCCCCAATCCATCGTTGTTGAAGTTTTTGTGTGTCAACCCCAATATATCCTAATGCATCTTTTACAAATCCTACTGATAAAATACCACCAGCGAATATCATTGCCTTGTCAGACCATGAATTTGTAGCATTTGCCTTTTGATATTTGTTATTTAATTTTTCAACAGCTTGTTTTGTTTTAGGGCCAGCTACGCCAATCTCTGCTTCTTTACCTAAATCAAATCCTAATCGTTGTAATTTTGCTTGTGTTTTACGTACTTCAGCAGTTTCCGGAGTATTTCTACCTTGCAATTTATTAAGTATTTGTTTTACTTCTGCATAAATTATACGTTGCCCATTTTGATTGAAGTGTATACGGTCTCCTAAGAAATTCGATCGGTCCTGTGTTAATAAATGAGCATCGACGACGAAGTCAGATATATTTTGAGATCGTATCCATTCAGCAATTACGTTAGCACCTGGATATTTACTCGGATCTTTGGTGTGTCTTTTTGTAGGATTTGTTATTGCAATTACTAAAGCACCATTCTGATGTGCTAAATTATACATAGCTGATAAATTCTTTGCAGATACATCTGCAGTTTTGCGCCATGCATCATTGCTACCAGCTAAAATACAAACAACATCATATGTATCGTCTATAGCATTACGCATCATTGATAATATTTTCGATGTATTAGCTCCGCCTTTAGCTACTACATTACCATCTACAACACCATCTCGTATCAGTTTATATGCATAACTAATAGAAGACATCGCAGTCTGCGAATCTCCCATGAATAACACTCGAAGTTTTTTTGGTTCTTCTTGTTCTCGTAATATGTTTTTTTGATGTCTCATCTTCCTTGCGCTACATAAGGTTTTGCATAATTAGTAGCGTTTTTGCTACGACTTGTTTTTGTCTTGGCATGAATACCGGGACGTCTTACTTTTGGTTTTTTAATATGCAATTTAACATTATTTGACTTTACTTTTTTCACAGCTGCCATAGTTTTGCTCCTGGGGTACTATTAACTCATATACACAAACCCAAGGAATGATACATAATGTGACACAACCAACAAAAAATCCTATAACTGCTTTCATCATTTCCTTTATTATAAATATAATTTATACCGTAAAATATGTTTGTTCATAATACAGAATCTGATAGTTATCATCTACATCTACTAACTCAGCTGCATTCAATAAATCTGAATACTCAATTACGGATTGATTTTGTGAAACCCGGTATGCAGTCATAAAATCAAATGTATTAATATCCGTCTCAAACAATTGTTTAGAATCTGAACAATATGATTCCCACAATGCATATTCCATTGCATACGCTTTATTAACAATGTCAATTAAATTGGAAAATGAAATAACCGGTTTAATGCTAGGAAGCTGTGGATATCGGTTCCAATCTGTTATGTATCGCTGAATGCCTTCTGCGTGTTTCAATTCAGTTTCAGCTTCTTCCGCAAAATACGCAGCAGCCTTCACATAACCTACACCTTGACACCAATTTGTTGCATTTCGATAAAAATAATGTGCAGCATATTCATCTGCTAAACGAGCCGTTAAGATACGGAACGACTCATCATTTAATTTGTTTGGTGATTTTACTTGCATAGTTTCTTACATTTTTATATAAATATTGCGCATAAAAAAAGTGCTAACATTTCTGCTAGCACTCTAACTAAAACGACTAAGGTAGCAGTCGAATATTATTTATTACCATAAAGATTTTTTGTAATTCTTTCAAGCAACGGGCGATTTCGTATTTGTTGCTCACCTGCTTTCGATATAAGAAACGATTCGTTTACATCTTTTTTTTCTGCAGCAGCATCACGCATTGATTCTTCTTTATCACCATCTTTATCTAAATCTAAAAAATCCGGCTTAGCACCTTCTTCAACTGGTTCTTCTTCGTCCTCTTCCGGCATTTCTAGTTCTTCTTGTTCTCGTAGTTTAGATTGATATGCCGCGGTAGTATCAGCAATCGTAGGCAAAGACCCATCAGCCTTACGTTCCCAGGCAAATCCTTCGCCAAGTATTGATTTAAGTTTTATCACGTTATTCCTTTTAGTATAAATATAGACCAACATAGAACGTTAGTACGATGTAACCAGATTATATATAAGTGCGCCCTTCCAGGGCCGCACATCGATCGCCATGTTTATCTTCACCGGGCCGCACAGATCTCGCATAACCCGAATCTCCAGGCCGTTTCAATCTGCTATACCAGTGCTATCCGCCGTGCTACGACGCACTATATAGAGCTTACCGCTTCTATCTAATACAGTGTATCCAGCAGTCGCCAATCTAGCAGCATTTGCACTTAATAAGCCCCGATAGATGCGAGTCTTTTGTAAATCTTTTTCTTGACTTCGCGTGTCCGATCCGGTAACATCCACCGCCACCGGTGCATGCACACTCACAAAATCCAGAATTGCCTCTGCCGCCGTGCTCAACAAACGCAGATAATTGATTTGACCCCGTGCCTCACTGCGATGGTGTGCTACGGTGAAACCCTCTTTGCTGCGATCTTGAGCTAACATGGCAAACGCATATTCACGTCCCATGCGAGTCGCAGTTAACACCATGGAAAAAACAATGCGATGTCCGTCCGCGTCAATGTTACATTCGAATACACCTTGCCCTTCGGGAGACCAGGTAAACTGCGTGGCATATGGTTGCACCCCGCCTAAAGAGATTTCCGAGAGAAGTTGTTTTAATCGTATCATGTTATGCCTTGCGTATTTTCATGCTATAGTCAGCATCCACTTCTAAACGTACATCATCATCTAATTCTACCAATGCAGATTGAATGCGCTTCACATAGTTGTTTAACACGGTGCGAGCTTGGTCCGGGACATCACGCCAATCCGATAATTTTTGTGGAGGCAATTCCAAAACGCCTTCGTCTTCATCCAAAAAGAAAAATAGTCCGCCGAATGCAAAAGTGTTGTGATCGGGTGTGTTGAAACTGACCGATTGTTTGCGTAACAGATGCCATATATTTTCCCAATATGCTAAATTAGGTAATTGGTGTGAACCTGCGTTAGATTCTGTTAGTAAATCTCGTAGTCGTATCATATTAATATATATTTGTTTCCGCATAAATGCTTGAAACGATTCACAGCCTGTTACTTTGCGCGCTTAACTCGTTTCGTGTCAGTTTCAGTGTATTCCGCAGGTACCACTATCACATCGCCCCCGCCCTTTTTACCGCCAGTTACAAACACATATTCATCGTCAGCCGAATGATGTCCAACAAACACCGCGTGACGCCATTCTTCTCGCTCATGGTCATACACTGAATACATGGTACCTTCTGCGAACCGATTGCGGTGCGAT